AGTTGATCCGGCCATGGCTGGGCAACAGCGACCAGCTGCTGGCCAATCAGCGCGTGCTGATCAACTTCCAGATTGAGCTGACCGGCTCCGGCACTGCTGCTACAGCTCCGCGATTCGGCGCCCTGCTGAAGGCGTGCGGCATGGCCGAGACCACAACCAGCTCTGCAGTCACCGGCACCGCTACGGCAGGCTCTGCTGGCAGCATCACCTTGGCGGCAGGCGCCAGCGCTACGGATGACGCCTACGTTGGCATGATCATCAGCATCACCAGCGGCACCGGATCAGGCGGCAGCGGCGTGATCACTGACTACGTGGGCAGCACGAAGGTGGCAACGGTGCAGGCCACTACCGCCAGCTTCACGCCTGGCGCCAGCAGCAACTACAGCATCGCCGCTAACGTCGGCTACAAGCCAGTCAGCAGCAGCTTCGACAGCGTCACCATCTACTACAACAATGATGGCGTGCTGCATAAGGCCACCGGCTGCCGCGGCACATTCTCGCTGAGCGCTGAAGTGGGAGCAATCCCGACGATCGATTTCGAGTTCACCGGGATCTACAACGCACCGACTGACACGGCGGCGCCGGCCAGCACCTATACCGCACAGGCTGACCCGTTGATCTTCAAGCCGGGCAACAGCAGCACGTTCAGCTTCCTGAGCTATGCCGGCTGCCTGCAGTCGCTCAGTCTTGACATGGCCAACGAGCTGGTCTACCGCGAGCTGGTTGGCTGCACCAAGGAGATCATGATCACCAACCGGGCGCCATCCGGCGAGTGCATGATCGAGGCTGTGTCGATCGCCACAAAGGACTATTTCGCCATTGCCAACAACGACACCACCGGCGTGCTGACGCTGCTACATGGCACAACCGCTGGCAACAGGGTCTCGCTGGTGGCGCCAAAGGTGGACATCAGCAACCCGACCTATGCTGATCAGGACGGCGTGCAAATGCTGAACCTGCCCTACGTGGCAATCCCGACCGGCGCCGGCAACGATGAAGTTGTCCTTACCTTCTCCTGATCCTGCATGGCATTTGTCCTGAAGAAGTCGGCCACCTACGAGTGGCCGGTGGTACTGCGCCTGCCGATTGATGGCGGCCGCTATGAGAAGCAGACCTTTGACGCGCGGTTCAACCGACTGGCGCAGACGCGGATCAATGAGATCCAAGACCTGTTCAGGGCAAAGCAGCGCGGCGATGATGAGATCGACCTGACCGATCAATCGGTGGCCGATGAGGTGCTGGCCGGCTGGAGCAATGTGCAGGATGAGGACGGCGAGGACGTGCCATTCACTGCCGCCAGCAAGGCTGAGCTGCTGAATATCCCGGCAGTCGCCAGCGCCATTGTGGTGGCGTACTTCGAGAGCGTCACCGGCAACAAAGCAAAAAACTGAAGGACGCCGCTCAGTATTGGGTCAAGGGCGGCGTGATCGACAAAACCGCAGACGATGCCGCAGTGCTTGGCGTGGTTGGGTTTGAGCCCGGCCAACCCGAGCACTTCGAGGTTGAGCCTGATGCGTGGCCTGCGCTGATGATGTTCCTCGACTGCCAGACGCAATGGCGCACCGGCCCTGGCGGCCTGATCGGGTTGGACTATGGCGCAGTGGCGTGGCTGTTTAGACTGCGGTCAGTGGCGGATGAATCTGCGATGTTGAGCGATCTGCAGATCATCGAGGCTGAAATCCTGCGACTGGCTAGCCGTGAAGCTTGACGCGATCCTTAAGGTAAAGGCATTCGTTCAAGGCCTGGGCGAGATCGACGGCCTCAGCCGCAGCCTTGGCAACCTGAACAAGCTAGCCGGAGCAGTCGGCGGCGGCCTCGGGCGCATGGGCCAGGCCGTCAAGGGTGTCGGCGGATTGATGGGTGCGCTGCTGCCGGTAGGGGCAGTCGCCGGGCTGACTGCAATCGCCAAGGGCTCGATTGATGCGGCAGACAATCTTTATGACCTGAGTTTGAGGACTGGCGTTTCTGTAGAACAGCTAAGCAAGTTCAGTGGCGCAGCAGAAGACAGCGGAACGAGTGTAGAAGCGGTAGGTAAAGCACTAGGGCGACTGAATCGCGGACTGGCAGCAGCTGGCAACAGCGCAAACACTTACGCAAACAAAGTTAAGGAGTCCTCTGAGTCAGCGGAAGAGGCCGTCAAGCGCAACGAACAGCGACAGATTGAAACAATCAGAGAAGCTGCGCGCAGAAAAATGGAGGTGCTTGAAGACGAAACAGATAGCAGGATGCGTGAGCTGAATCGTCGCTATCGCAACGAACAAACCTTGATTGACGATCGATACGACGATCAAGCGGATAGAGAGCAAGAGGCCGCCGATAATGAACTTAGGCAACTGGAGCGCAACACACAGGCGCGCACTGATCAGATTCGTAAATCAATTCAGAACGACAAGTCATTATCAGATAGCGCACGCGACCAACGATTGGCGGCACTCAGCATTGAAGAAGAAGATGCACTGCGTAATCTGCGCGATGGGTTTGAAGACCGACAGAAGTTGCGTGATCGGCAGTTGCGTGACGCTAGGAGGATCGAAGAGGATGCGCTAAATGAGCGCAAGCGAGTTGAGGAAGAAGGGATCAGGGCAGTCTTTGAAACACAGCAACGAGAGACTGAGAAAGGCGTTGAAGCTCAGGCGCGCATCGTTGAGAAGTCTGCACGTGAACAGATCGCCGCATTAGATGTCAGCACAAAAGGCGTGGCAGCGGCTGTGGCTGAGATGGGCATTTCTACTGTGGACGCAGCGGGCAAGACCAAACCGGCTGGAGTCATTTTCAATGAAATTGCCGATGGCCTTGCCGCTATTGAAGATCCGGCGAGAAAGGCGGCGCTGGCACAGTCGCTATTCGCAAAGGGTGGCCAAGAGCTCATCCCCATGCTTGATATGGGCAGCAAAGCAATCAACGCATACGAGGCGACCGTCAGCACAGACATGGCAAAGGCCGCAGACAAATTCAACGAGTCACTTTCCGCCATTAGCCGCAGCCTTGGCGGACCATTCAATGAAGCAGTCACAGCACTGCTGCCTGCCATTACAAGCATCGCGCAGGGGATTGTCGGCATCATCAAAGCGTTCACGGCACTGCCGCGGCCGGTGCAGGTTGCGCTGCTGGCGATTGGCGGATTGCTCACAGCGCTGGTTGCATTGGCGCCTGCAATCTCGGCCATCGTCTCGATCAGCAGCGCGATTGCTGGCCTGTTCGCAGCAGGCGGCGCATTAGCCAGCGCAGGCAGCATCATTGCTGGCATTGCCACGGCGTTTATCGTCCTGATCACTGGCCCGTTAGGCATCGTGGCGCTGCTGGTTGCGGCTGGCGTTGCGATCTACGCATTCCGCGATCAGATCGGTGCAGCCTTTAAGGCGGTAGTAGATTTTATTGGCCGAGCCTTTAACAAGATTGGTGAGCTGTTAAGAGCTGGCGCTAGGGCATACATGGACTATTACGTGAAGCCGATCCTTGGATTCTTCAAGGGTCTGTACAATGGTGCAGTGGCTATCTTCGGCAAGATCGGCAGCGCGATCGGCAAAGCATTTGAAGCAGTAGTCGGCACGATCAAGAATGTCTTTCGCAGCGTGCTGCAGTATTTGGCGGACCGCGTGAACTTTGCGGCAGGATTGATCAATGTGCTGATCAAAGCGTTCAACAAGCTGCCGGCGCCCGGCATCCCGTTGATTCCGCAGCTCGCAGTGCCGGCCTTTGCGCAAGGCGGCGTGGTAGACCGGCCAACGCTGGCGATGGTGGGCGAAGGCGGCCAGCGCGAGTACGTGGTGCCCGAATCCAAGATGGCCGCGGCCAGTAGCAACTTCCTAGCAGGCGCCCGTGGTGGCGCAGTGCTGGCTGGCGCGGCATCAGGCGGCGGAGCGCCGACAATCAACATCACCACCGGCCCAGTGATGGAGTTCGACGGCCAGCGCTATGTCACCGTGACCGACATGGAACGCGCCATGCGAGCGACCGCCGAGGGCGTGCTGGGCCGCATCCGCACGCCAGCAGCACGCACTGCGCTGGGGATCCGCTAACCAATGGCACGCGCTCAATCCCAGTACCTCAGGATCTATGACAGCGCCGGTGTCTCCTACACCCGCTGGCAGT